CGAATCATCATAGAATGTCGGCGGGCCGTCGTTACAGATCGCCGCCGCCATAAAGTTTCTACCTGCGTTTGTTAATGGCATTAGTGCTTAATTCACCTTTTCTCCTGTTTTTCTGGTTGTTTTTTTTGAATTTGATAGTCTTATCACGGGCTTTATGTTTGATGTAGTCAGTCGCGTCTTTACCGACGAGTTTTAACAGTTTCTCGGCGTCTTTACCGGCCATCTGGTCTTTGAACTCAACAATCTCGTCGGGTTCGTCAACGCCGGGGACTTTCCCTTCTGCATACTTTTTCACCCTGCCGTTCATCCTGATACTCACGGCAATGTTCTCGATCATTGTTACTGCTCCTCCAGAGATATGTCAAAATTAATCCAGTATTCGGGGTCCTGGCAGGCACACTCGTATGAAAACGGTTCAAGCCAGACCGTGACTTCAGTCTCTTCGCCGTTCTCAACGAAATAGAAGTTCACGAACTGTTGGTTATCCCTGATCGCTTCAAACGTCTCTTTCTCTTCCGTTGTCAGGTCCTCGTAGAACAGGCGGAACCGCCGTTTCACCGCGATTACGTCTTTCACCAGTTTCCCTGACGCTAACCGCCGGGACTGGATCACCTCCACCGGCGATACCGTCATCTGTGAGGGTTCGGGGATGGTGTAAGCCCCAAGTATCCAGGACATTACGTGGTCACCCCTTTCCTGATACTCTCATCTGTCAGGATCAAATCAACCTCACGGGCGAGTTTGCGGAGCCCGCCTTTATCGGCGATCAGCGTGCCGATATGCCAATGGTGTTCACCGCCGCCGCCCTGCCCCGCTTTCATGCTGCGCATCGCGTCAACAACAGCGGTCGCAAGTTTCTGGTAATCGATCAGGGGTTCCCGGGACGGGTTCACCTGTGCGCCTTCCGGCACATAGACCATCTCCGGGCCGCGTTCACCGATTATGGCGAGCCCGCCACCCGTCACTCTCCCACCGGACGCCATCCATGAGATCCTGTGGTTACTCCCGAACACCCGCGATGCCTCATTAAGCCCGATACCGCCGCGACTTAACCCTGCGCCTTGCTGTGTGACATACAACTGGCTGTTGCCAGTAGACGAATCGGCACGCACGATATCGTAGTCGCTCCACGAGCCGTCCATGTTCTGTGCCGTCAACGTCCCGACAGTCTGGTTGTTCGGTCGCCATATCTGCCCCTGGTTCCCGGGAACGAGCGCAGTGCCGGGGGCGTTCCCGGTCTGATTGATGTAAGGCGACGCCTGGGTGGTTGTCTGCCCGCCGGTGGTCGTGAAGTTCATGACCAGCTCTTTCGACGCGCCCTGCGCCCATGCGTTGTTAATCTCGTTGCTCGCCTGGATTATATCAGACACCGACCGGTTCGCTGATTCGCGGACACGTTCTTCTGTCTCCTCCGCTGTGAACCCCGCCTGTTCCAGAGATTGCCTGTATAGTTCAAGTGCCTGTTCTTTCGTGACGGCGTTGACTTCCTCGGTTGCGGCAAGAGCGTTCGACCCTTCCATCAGCGTATCGAACGACGAAACGCCGTCTTCACCCATCTTGACTATCTGGTCGCCTGACGTCTCGGCAGTCTCACCGACATCTTTCAGGTGTTTATCAGTCTCCTCCAGTTCGGGAAGGAAACCGTCGATCTTGTCGCCTACCCAATCAATCGCGCCGCCGACTTTATCGATCAGGAACGATACCACCGGGTTCTCACAGAGTTCGGTGAACCAGTCGACCACCTTGCCGACCCAATCGCACAGGATTTCAAGACCGGCAACGAGCAGGTCAACCGCTATGCAAAGCTTGTCGCCGATGATCTCCCAGACCTTATCCATGATCCGGCCCCACAACTCGAAGGCTTTCCCGATAACTTCAACGATACCGACACCGCCGGTGAACTTCTGGAACAGTTCGTCCACTTTCCCGAACAGTTTCCCGAAGGCGTCTTTTATCCGGTCTGCCGCCTCACCGAGTTTGTCCTTCAGTGGTGATAGTGCGGTTTTGATACCCTCGAACCGGTCGGATATGTAGTCTTTCGCGCCGGCCACAACATCTTGTATACCAAGAAAGTTCGTTTTCCAGGCGGCATATAATAAGACGGCGGCGGCAGCAACACCAGCAATTATCGGAAGGAACGGGAGCAGTGCTGCAACTGCTCCGCCACCGGCGGCAGCGACACCACCCAATCCGCCCGATAGTAACGGCATGAACCCTCCCGCCGCTTTTGCTGCCGGAGCCAACTGTGCGAATATGGTGACCGCCGGGGCAACCGCCATCATGACCGGTGCGAGCGGTTCAATCGCGCCAACAAGACTGCCGAACTTGTATCCCAGCTCGCTTACAGTGTGCTGGAGTTTCTGCATCGTGGTATACGTGTCGTTGTTGATGTCCCGGTATTCTTCGATCACCCCGGCGGAATCTGATACCGCCTGTTGATACTCGCCGAACTTGTCAGGAGCTACACCCAGGATCTCAAACAGTTTCTCCATCGACCCTTCTGACTGGTTCACCGCCTGCTCGAACTCCGTCCTTGCGACTCTCGCCGACATCCCGAACTCTTTCTGAAGGTATCCAAGCATGGCGGCGGTATCGTCTACGGACATCCCCATCTCACGGATCTCAGGACCGCTCCGTTCGACGAACCGGAGGAAGTCTTCAATGCTCATCGTGGTGTTCTGGGTGATGTAACCGAACGCATCCAAAGCCTCCGACTCATTCCCCGCATCAATACCTAACGCCCGGAGTGCTACACCCGCCTCGCCGAGGGCAACCGCGTTCCCGCCGGTAGCGTCACCGACCATATCCCAGAAGTCGGTATACTCCCGAAGCCCTTCCGCGCCTTCGATACCAAGCGCGTGAGCCTGCTGCATCAGGTCGAGGACGTCTTGCAGCGGGAATGTTACGTTGCTGGTCTCAAGTGCAAGGTTCCTGATAGACTCCTCGCTCATCCCGGTAGCGGACGCAAGTTTCTTCGTGTCTTCAGTAAGCTGTTGCTGTGACCGTGCTACCAGTTCAAGTCCTGCACCGGCCGCACCGGCAGCAACCGCGATCTCTTTCCAGTGCGAGGTTATCATGTCCGCCGCACCGGACCCGGCAGACTGGATACTCTCGAACGCACCGGACGCATTATCTACCGCGTTGACGATAATCTCAACGATGTTTGACATTCGGGTTAGGTGTCGCCTCCTGATCCGTCATTATCATCATAGTCTTGAGGAAAAACGTCTGCGCGAGTGTCAGGTCCTCCATCCTGTCGGTGAACCTGTATCCCAACAGATGAAGGTTCCATAACTCACGACCTCCCGGGCTCTTCGCGAAAGGTGGCGATGTTGTCCTGGGATAGTTTCGTTACCCCTGACACCCGGTATATCTCCGACACGATCTGTTTGAACGCCATCTGCGGGAGGTTCTTCACATCTCCCTCCGACAGTTTCGGATCGACCAACGCCATCGATACCGCCATCACGTCAGAGGCGAACGACTTCTTGGTTGTATCATAGAGGTCCAGGTTGATCATCCCTGCTCGCGCCTGGTCGTATGATATCGTCTGTTTCCCGGAACCTTCGATCTTTTTCAGCTCGACCAGATTGATCTCGCTTGCTGTCAGCGGTCGGATTATTACGGTTCCCTGTGGTTCAAGGATCTCGATCTCGATGGTGGCGTTCTTGCCTGCCATCAGTATCTCCTTCGTTAGAAGGTCAGTTTTTTTGGTGGTCATTCGAGTGTTGTCGCTCCGCTTTCAATTGTTGTGAGTATGTCTGTGTTGATGGTGGTCTCGTCGGCGAGTTCTACATCTTCACCCATCAGCGCCCTGCACGTGATCTTCTGGTAGATCAGGTCTGTGCCTTTTGTCTGTGTTGGGACGCTGGTCATCATGGCGTTCGGGAGACAGATCTCCATCGACCCGTAATCCCCGCCATCGAACGCGAGGAGCAGCGGGAACAGTGTCGACCCGGTATCAGTGGGCCCGTCAGAGCCGCCCCAGAACAGTTCGAGCATATCCATATCCTCAAACTCCAGTTCCATCGACATCGTGATGTCACGCGCCGCTGACTTGAAACTGGTTGCATACCGGCTTGAAAGATGCCTGCCGCCGTCACGGGACACGTTGTTTGCCACCGTGATGTCAAGCGACCGACATATTGTGCTCACGGCGACACCGTTCACACTTGCCGCCACCTCGTAGAACGCTAACGGATACTCTTCCGGCAGGAGCGCAGAGACGTCGACATACCCTTTGATGGTGTTCGGATCGTCTTTCTGTGCGAACAGGTCCTGCGTGACTGTGACCAGCCCGTCAGACACGTTGATAGTCGTCTGGTTGGCGACACAACCGAGGAATATATGTTCAAACAGGTCTTTCCCTGCACGAACCGTCCAACTGGTAGGGGTGTTCTCGTTCCCGCCGTAGAACTCGTGGGTGTTCAACGTGTCGCCAGCAGTATAGATATACTGGTCGAGCACCGACCGGAACACGTATCCAAGCGACCGGACGTCTGCTGCATAAACGAAGTTACCGCCGCACGAATAGAACGCGGGGCGTTTTCTCCTTCTCATCCGTCCCAGCCCGCCTTTGATCACGATCTCGGGTTCGGTCGGGACATCTAACGAGCAGGAGTCCGGTTCAAGGTAGATGGTCGCATCTGCCGCCGACCCGAACGAGGTCTCCTTCCCGATTCCTATATACCTGAAAATTTCAGACATTTTAACCTCTTATTTTGAATAATACTTTTACCTCTGCGGATGCAGTATGGTAGTTTCCTTCTGCCCTGCTCCAGGGCCCAGCGGGATCGAACGTGGACGATTTAATGATCTTGATGTAATCCAGCCCGATGTTGCGGGAGTTGTGGGTGAGAAGTAACGCACGGGCACGGGCGGCAAGGTCAGTCGCGGCAGTATACCCGATCTCCGGTATGTCGCTGTTCACCATCGTCCCGATGTTCACCGGCATCTCCCACCATTCTGACTGTGATGTGGTTGGTTCGACAACGATCATCTTCTGCGGGACAAGGTAGACTGCCGGGACCTCGGGTGACGGTGACGCCCGGTCGCCCCGGGCGATGACTATTACATCTGATAATGTTCCGCCCGTCCGCTGTTCGGTTTTGAGGTATGTGACCAGGCCGTCAAGGATTGCGTTCACGGCGGTGGCGAGGGTAGTAGGTGGCATGGTGGGTTATCCACCTCCCCCGGATAGATACTTCAAAAACTCCCAGGCGGCAATCGCGCCGCCGACTATAACAGACGGGATGCTGCTATACCCGATAACCTCCTTCTTCGTCATACCTGTGGTGTAACCGTTCTGATACATCTGTTTCTGTTCGATCTTGTCCATCCGCTGGTCGACCTCTTTCATCCGGCCGTCGCAATGGTCACACTGTTTCTCAATCAGTTTTTCAAGCCGGTTGATCCCTGCCTTCAACTCTTCAACTCCGTGTTTCGTCAGCGCGATGTTCTCAACGTCCTGCCGCGTGAGTTCGTATCCGGTCATGATATCTTCGCCTCTGATAACGCCTGGTTGAACGCTACCGGGACCTGTGCGTTGGTCGCGTCAATGCATGCCTGGATGTATGGTTGTGCCCGTGTCCCTCGCCGGACGATACCGAGCCAGACGGGGAACCAGGGTAACCCCCGGAACTCTGCCCATTCCCGGATCGCGTCCATCGGTGGTGCGTGCGGTCGTGTGCCGGTGTCAACATACTTAGCCCACATGTAGGGGTTCGTGACCGCCCAGACGCCGGGAGATTTCTGTGCCGATGACCACCCGGCCTGCGCCTGACCGGTCATCCCAACGGGCGTCTTCTCTTTGAGTTGCCCTTCGAGGATGTAAGCCAGGAGTTCCGTCGCCCTGTCAGGGACGCCTTTCATTTCGCCCGCTATCCGTTCAAGGTTCGACCAGTCGACTGTGATAGTGTAACCATCGCCGTCAGTCATGGCAAACTCCGGAAAAATGATTTCGGTTGTGAATGGTCAAGACGGAGCCCGGGCATATCAGCATCGCACCGTTTCACATCAAGCAGCGTGTCGGTGCTGGTCGAGGTGACGGTCCTCTGTTCAACAACGGCAGCCCATTTCGCGATCTCGTCGTCGTATTGGAGCAGGTAAGATGACGATCCGGGTTTGATTGTCACCGAAAACCCGTGAGCGTTCATGCTCTGGAACCCGGTTGCGCCTTTCTTCACAGTATACAGATGAGCAACCATCAGCCCGTGGAGGTAATCATAGGTATCGTCCGCGATCGTCTCGGTAGTTGATATGCTTTCAAGGTCCGAATCTAACCGGTTCTTGGCGACGGTTGACAGGTAGGTGAAAACCGATGTCGTCAGCCCGGATTGCGTGTCGCTGACAGTATACTCCGACAGGTTCGCCATATCGTTAGCGGAGAGGGTCATGGGTTTGGATCCCCCTCCTCTATGTTGCCGATGTTATGACCATGAACCGAAGCGCAGTCCCTTCGTGATACGGGACAACCTGTTCGAGCGTGTCAGTCTCCGCCTCAATTGCTGTCTCCGCGTCACTTGCCGATTCGTATATCTCGACTGTGTATGTCATATTATGCCTCCGCTGCGACGGTCACCGTGACCGTCCAGTCCTTTGTAGTTCCGTTCTCTGCCGTCACCTGATACGTCACCGCGCTGGTGAAGTCGTTAGATGTGGTCTCGCTGACCTGGGCTACCCCGCCGACTTTTGCGTGACGGGCGTCTGTGCTCACTGTAAACGTGGCGACCAGCGTGGTAACGTCCGTGCCGAACTCCACCTCAATGTCAACGGTGGCGTCTTCGGAATCGATGGTGGCCGCGCCCGTCTGTTCAGTGAACGAGAACGTGGCGATCTCTGCCGCGTCGTCTCCGTAATTGACCAGCATGAACTTCTGTTTACACGCCTGGTAATACGATTCGAGGTGCTGGAACACCCCCGCCGGGCAGTCTTCAACAGCGTCACCGGCATCACTGGCGGACGTGAATATGAGAGTTGCGAATGCGTCAGTCATCCAGAACCACCATCCTCACGCTGCTGCCGGTCTCACGGCAAGCACGAACACTTTCGCAGCACAGTTGGTATCCTTGACCGCGGTTACCCGGAGGGTTCCCGATGCCGCGATCTCCGTGTATGTCTCGTCAATCGTGGTGAACCGCTTGGTAGCATACTGTGTGTCCCCTTTCGCGAGCGCGTCGGTGATCGCGTTCGTCCCGTTCTTCAGTTGAAGGGTATCGTTGGTTGCATGGGCCGCGACACCGGTGCAGACTATCCAGGCGTCAACCACTCTGACCTTGTGCGTCATGGTGACGTCATAATCGTCTGCCGTGTTCGCAACGTCAACCACAAACAGGATTGGGATACCACCGACAACATTGTCTTCATCCACATCAGCCACGTTGCTGGCTTCAAGAACCGAATCGGCAATCGTGAGTACTCCCAGGTTGCTCATCGTAGCGTCACCGGAGATTGCGGCCTCGGACCCGATATCGTCACCGTCACCGACCAGGATACTTCCATCGGTGAGACTGATCTTCGAGTAGTCTACCGCCTCGGCCGCGATTGTGAGCGTGCCGTCTGCTGCAAGGGTGGCGTCACCCGATACTGCAACCTCGTCAATACCAGACGAAGAACCGGTGGACACGAACAGGTTCCCTGCAACGTCCGCCGATTCGGAGATCAGGTTCGCTTTCCCAACCTTCTTCGCGCCGATTGCTGTGACGCCTGCGTTCGTGACGGTAACGTCACCAGTGAGCGTCTGCTCTGCTGCTGCTCCGTCAGCCCCGCCAACAAACATTTTCCCGTCAGCAAGTGCGATTTTCGCAGCGGTGACTTTCTTCGCGCCGATTGTCAGCGCACCGGTCCGGGCGAGTGTTGCGTCGCCTGACACTGCAACTCCTGCCCCCTCGTCGCTGCCGTCACCTACTATGATGTAAGTATCAGTCAGTGCGAGTTTGCTCGGGTTGATTGCTGACTCTTCGAGCGTGACAACACCGTCGGCGTCCATGCTGATCGCACCGGATATCGTCTTCTCTGCAACCGCGTTGCTTGCCTGGGTGACAAGGATCTTGCCTGCCGATGCCGAATACATCTGGGCGACTTTGACTTTCTTTGCGCCGATTGCTGTGACACCGGCGTTTGTTATCGTGACGTCTCCGGACGGTGTTACCGCTGCCGCTTCGTTCTCGGAACTGCCGAGCAGGATCTCGCCTGAATTGAGTGAAACGTCGCCGAGTTCGGCTGCAAGAAGTTCTGCCCTTACTGCCGCGATATCGGTGGCGATCAGACCCAGCTCATACGCGATCTTCCGAAGAATAGATCCGCCAAGACGCCGGAGCGACTCTGCGGTTGGTGCTGAATATACCATTATTTTTTACCTCCTGATATTTTGTTTTTCCAGCCCTACTGGAGAAGTCGGGCATGAAAAAGTTTGGATGTTTGTTCCGGGTTCCTCCTTGCGAATCAGATACCGTTCTCGGTGATGATTCCGTAAGCGTCCTTCACGACCACAACATAGTCGACCCAGACCTGGATCACATGTTCGTGCTTCTCGTCGTCGAAGAACTGGTGAGCGGAGAGCCCGAAGTTGTCAACCGTCTTTGTCTCGACTCCGTTGGGCGAAGACGGGTTGGCCACCTGGTAACTGATCGTCGGGCGGGTATACTTCGGGTTGTTCCAGAAGAACAACGTTGAGGCGTTCTTGTGGATACCGTCAAGGCCCATGATGTCGCCGTGAGTTACCCCTGAATGGAGCCCGTGGATCAGTGGTTTACCTTCCATCGGGACGGTCATCGTGCTGGACGCGCCGGTGGCTACCCCGTTGATGGCAGCGTCACGGTATGCAGGATACTCGCTGTTCGCGAGATACTCTTCAAGCTCGTTGAAGTTGGTCATCTCGACGAAGATGTCGGTCATCCGGTAAGGTTTGCCTTCACGTTTCATCGCGTTCTTGAACGCACGAAGATCGGTAAGCGGTGTCGCTTCTGCAATGGTCCCCCAATCAGTAAGGGTGGCTCCGGAATCTGTGCTCCCATCGTCGAGGGTGGAATACATGTTCGTGTTGACCGACTCTGCGATCCACTGCCCGAGCGTCTGGAGCCCGTCAACGATCATGTCCGCCCCGGCCGGGAGGTTCAGCGAGTCCTCGTCAAGCCGGATAGAGAACCCCTCTTTGTTGAGCAGTGCCGCCTCCTGTGTCATCCTCGACAGATGGACTTCAGGGAACTTCGCGCTAGCTGTCTGGATACGCGGGCTCTGCTTTTTCGTGTCTGCGGACTTCGAGGTTTTCACCCCGTATTTGATAGGCTGTCCCTGGGAGTCCACTTTCGGAATCAGTGGCATGAACACCATATCGGGTTCCATTGTCCGCATGACCTCCGAGAGGATCACGTCGGTGTTCAGGAACCGTTCGTTTGCGCCTGACATCTGTGTCATTTTCTTTTTCACCTCGTTATTATTCCTGGATCACCACAGCGCCGCCAGTGAACCCAAGAAGGGCATACTGGGTGTTCGATCCGGCTGCGATGTAGTGGAACGATATTACGCCCAGACCACCACTTGACGCGTCTGCTGCTGATAAGGTGACAACACCGTCAGCGGTTGAGAGTGCAGTCGTTGCCGATGCGTCAACCTGCATGGTCGCCGGGACACCCGGAACGATGTTCGCGGTGTTCGCGCCAACCACGACAGCCTTTTCTACACCGGTGATTCCCGGGAACCAGACGGTCGCAACACGGAAGTATTTCCCTGCAAGCATAGTCGCCCAAGTGTCCTGGGTAGTCCCGGGGACCTTCTGCCAGCGCGGTTCGCTCACTACCTTGCCGACAATCAGTGTGCCGTTGGTTATCGCTTTGACAACCGGTAACCCGTATGTCGCCACGAAGGTGTTCCCGCTGTCGACGTCGAGGGTAACCCACTGGTCTTTCTTGATGAATGCCGACGCGGTGGCTACCTTGTCCTTATACCCGTCAGGCCCGAACCCTGTGTTGGTGACGGTGATCGTCCCCTCGTACAGGATACAGGCAAGTTCGACACCGCCCTGGTTGACGTTGCCAGCGATTCTTGATGTCGGATACGCTGATCCGCTTGTATAGTCAGTCATGTCAGATCACATCCTCCCGGTAATCTTGCGGAGTTCCATCGCGACCGCTGCCGGGGATTTCTCGTCTTCTTCTTTCTTCTTTCCTGCGGTATGGTCGAACCCTTCACCCTCTTCAGGCGTAGCTCCGGCCTTCCTGTGTTCAAGCACCTTGTGCATATACGCGACCTTGTCAGTCTCGTATTCGGTGCGCTGTTTCTCTTCCGCACCGTCGCCTTTCAGCCACGCCGGGGGAATCTGCGATTCTTTGAGATGTTTCCACTCGGTTTCGGCTTTCTCCTGGTCGGCCGTGTCGAGCTTCTCCTTCATCGCCTTGTTGTCAGCGACCAGGGTATCGATCTCTTTCTGCTTGTCCTCGACCAGTTTCTTCATGTTGTCGATCTCGGTCCTCATCCGGTCAAGCTCGGTTCTCACTTTCTCATCTTCCATTGTTTCGTCCTCCTCGTCGGGCTGCTCGTTTTTCGTCCCTGCCCGATGTTCGGCTTTCACCTTCTCGTCTTCCTCTTCAGGTTTCGCTTTCTTCGATTCGGCAGGCGACACGTTGGTTGTCATCTCCCGCCACAACGACTGAAGTATTTTGATCGCTTCTTCAAACCGGGACGCATTCTTTTGGGAAATAACGCGACCGGCGTTATCAAACTCTGTCACATTGCTATCCTCCTTTTGATGGAGAAACATCGCCCCGGGGTCTCCGGGCTGGTTGTCGTCATCCTGCTTGAATACCAGCACATGGTTCGGCGTGATCTTGCCCTTCAGTTTCCCCTGCGTCACATCGGTGTTGGCGAGAAGGTTCGAGGGGTCGGTTGAACACTCAAACGCCGTCGAGAGCGAGAGCTCGCCTTTCTCATATCGGGCCTCGATCTCCGGATCGTCAAACACCACGCCACCAGCAAGCCTCGGCTGCCCCGGGATCATCACGTCGATGTTCTTGAGCGCACCGCAAAGCCTGCCTTCCTCACCTTCTGCGGTTTTCACGCTCTTCAATGCAGCATCGATGTCTGATTTCACGAGGTTGTGATCAGGATGAACCTGTGCGTATATCAGCGGGGAGACGTCCCAGGCTGGACCGGTCCCGGTGAAGTTGTCCACGCCGTAATAGACCTCCTTGTCTCCGTGGTCGAACCACCGGTTAAGCACCTGGAGAACGACTTCGTGAGCCTTGCTCCGGGATGCAGCCTTAACAGCGTGACCGAAGAAACAGGTCGGGCCTTTACAGCGGGGTTTATCACTGTCTGCCTGTGCCTTGACTCGTCCTGAATCAGACAGACCTACAAAAGAGGAGTTGCCCTCTATAATTGAGGAGTCAGGCATATAGTATTATGATTCTTGTATATTATATACGATTTCAGTTCAGGATTTTATAAAAACGAAATAAAAACGAGAACAGTTGAACTATCTGATAGTTCGGGCTTTTTGGGTGGACGATTATTTTATAATCATCGGATGCAGGGCATCCCGCCAGCCCGCCGTCTGAACCCCGGGTCCGGGTCTGGGAACCGTATCTTGTGCAGGAACTGGTCGAGAGTTGTAACCCGATCAGTCCGTGCAGGCATATAGGGTTTGGGTCGCATACTCTATATCCCTCTATATCTATGTTAACAGTGTTAACACTAATGTTATTTAAATGTGTCGCGAGAAAACGAGAGATTACTGCTGAAAATTAGGGGTATAAATTATTGTGATTCGGCTAACAATACCCCCGCATGATCCACAATTTCAAGCAGGTGCATATAAAGTATCCCGTCAATGTCCTCTTTCCGATACCCTAACGTCTTGACCAGATCAAACGTCCCTTTCTCTATCAGGATCATCACCTTGTTCCCTTTCTCTCGTTCTGTTTTCCGTCTCTCCTGGTTACGATACCACCGGCTGATACTTTCACCGCTCCGGTATCCATTGTTATCGTCTGGGTATAATTCCGCAAGGTCTTTCGCAAGATGCCCCCAGCTCCTCTTATATGCATATCTGGTTATGTGTGCCTGTTCCCTGGATGTGAATGGTTGTCCGGACGCCATATCCCTCTTCTATATCGATAGGTCAAGTTCGACTTGTTTGATTACAACCGGCGCGGTTGTGCATCGGCAGTTCGATACTATCACTGAATTGGCAATGAACAAAGTTGATAATGTTTGGAGGTCATATACTTTACCATGAAACGTATCAATATTGACCTCAACGATCTTCGCAGGCGATACGATTCTGGGGAATCTGTCAAGGCAATCGCGGAGGCTTTGAATGTATCCCGGCCACTCATAACCAGACGGCTGAAAGAGATCGGAATTACTCCTCGCACTCGCTCCGAGTTTATGTTTTTGCGTATGTCTCAAACGAGTCCTGAAGAACGGAGCAGACTCACGGAGAGCGCTCATGCCGCCGTCCGTGGCATGCGCCGCACACATGAGGAACTCTGCCAGAGAGCGATCACGCGAGAGATTAGAGTCAAACCCACCAGAATTGAAGGAATCTGTGGTGAGATGCTGGTTGATGCGGGGTTCTCCATCATCTACCAAAAAGCCATCGGGCCGTACAACGTTGATGTTGCCATAACATCCCCTCCCGTCGCCGTGGAGATCTTCGGGGGCGGCTGGCATGGATATGGTAGAGCAGCGGCGAGATTCAATAAGCGAATTGAATATATTATCAATTCTGGTTGGATTCCTATAATTGTCTGGGTCAATCGCGATTTTCCTTTCGGGCAGGGGGCAATAGAATATATAATCACCCTCATTAAGGAGATCCGCAGCGGCAAAACCATCTGGGGTAAGTATCATATGATTCGGGGTGACGGTGAGAGTGTTGCCTGGGGAAAGGACAAGTTCGATAACCGGACCAGAATAAGAAACCATAGATGCCGCGACGAGTTCGGGCGCTTCACAAAATGTATCGGGGAGTAAACAGTTCGGGTGACGCGGGATGTCAGGAACGGAATCGATATCAAACTCTTTCCCGTCAAGAGCCTCACACTCGTCACAGACATGATCGTCCCTGGCGGTGATCCATCTGACTTTCGTCACCCCGACATCGTGATACCGGTGGAGTGCGCCCTGGTTGAGTGCATACATCGTCTCGGTCCGCGAGATGGTTCGCGCCCGGCCTTCTACAAGGTCAGCCACCGCGTCAATGTTGTTTGACACTTCTCTCGCGCTTAACCCCTGCATGATCCCTTCACCGACGATCCGGGTTATATCGTCTGCTATCTTTTCAGTGATGCCTGTAAGAGCGGTCAGGTTCCGTTCGGCTAACCATTCGAGCGCGTAAATGTCAGTAGGTAACAATCCGGTTACTCCGGTTGCGGCTCCTGCACGTGCCAGCGAGGTTCCGGCGTAATCGGATCCATACTCGTATGCCTCCTCTACCATCTCTTTGACAAGTTCTACACCGTATACCGCGAGCGCGGTCTGTGCAGCCATCCCCGTAGCTTCGGTGATCATCTTCGGTGATATCCCTGCGGGGATGGCGGTATGGACGAACGCCGATCCATACTTCTCGAATATCTCGTCCCGGGTGGTCTTCACGAACTCGCGTAAAAACTTTTCAATCTTTTTCTGGTATCGTTCTTCAAGTGGTTTCGCGGACGCCGGATCTTTCTGCCGGTCTTTTGACAGCGGGCGAAATGGTAACCTCTTCGTTTTTGCCGGTTGGCCTTTCGAAACGTGGAGAAATGTCGGTCGGGTGGCGGTCATGCCTCCCCGTCCTGGATACCGAGCGTCGCCTGGTAGAACTTCCGCTGGCTGCCCTTACTGATGAACGCATAGGGGTCCCCGGGATCGATCTTCGCGATCTCCGTCATGACTTTCGCCTGCTGGAGCCCGAACCCTGCTGTCGCCGGGGTGCTCTTGGAATACTCGTCCTGGAGTTTCTGGACGCCCTCGTCGTCAAGCTCTTCAAGTTCCGCACCTGCCCACGTGAGGATCGCTCGCCGTTCGTTCAATGAGATGCTCTGCGTCTTGTGGCCTTCGTCAACCAGTTTCAGCCAGAACTCGGATTTATCAACCTGCGGTGCGGGGATGTCGATCTGTATCGAATGGTTGGTATATCCATTCTCGTCGAGGTATGGTTGGAGCAGTTGTTCAAACGCATCCTCCACCCACGCCTGCTGACCGAGGATGTAACTCATATACAGGTCGTATTCCGGGCCTGCCGACCCGCCAATCAGTGTGCCGTCTTTTGATATTGAGGATGCCGGCGAGAAGTAGTTGGTTATTAACCGGTCAAGCAGGTTGATCGTGTCAATCGCGACGTTCGTCGACGTGATACCCAGGTTCACGATCTTCATGTTCTGCCGTGTCTGGAACGCTACACCTCGCCCGATATTGTTGACGATGTTCTGGGCGTAATTGACATCATCGCCTTTCGGGTTGGTGACCTCGATCACGAACAGCCCGCCTGCACCGAGCAGGTTGTTCTGTTGCATCAGCCCTACCCATGAGAAGTCGAGCATCGAGATGATCGGGACCACCGGTTGAATCAGTGGTCTCCCGCCGAGCCCTGACCGCACCGGATCGGTCATCATCACCACGTTCTGGAGTTGTTTCACCGCGAGATCCGACTGTAACTGCCAGAACTCGATCTCGTTGTCGGCGTTCAGGCAGATGCCCGGGAGTATCGGGTTCTGGATCCGGGATGTGCCTGACCCCGCCCGCCGGAACGTCGCGGACGGTAACAACCGGAGACTCTTCAACACGTATTCCGCACCGTCGTAACCCCAGACCGGATTGAACAACGCAGGTCCCCAGGTAGCACTTTCACGCCACGCGGCCTGCATCTTCATCCACAGCCGGACGTCCGGTTTCTTCACCATCCGCATGATGTCTTTCGAGGCGTCCTGGTCGGGTTCGTCCGTGTCCGCGTCGATGATATGGACAGCGAAATCTTTCCTGTCCTTGAACACCGTCCGCTGCTGTTTGTCAAGCGCACCCGCCAGATAGACGTTCGATTCCACTTCGCTTATCAGGTCGGCGGTAACTGTCGGGCTGGAATAGACTCTCCCCCAGGACGACACGTAAACCGACCCCTCCTCCAACTGGAGGTCTTTCTTCAGTTGTTTTTGTGCTTTCGTAGTAGCCATGATCTCACTCTCATCTCCTGTTCAGTATTCTGTTCCTTACCGTGTCGATACCTGCCGAGGAGCCCAGCCCGGGTATTGACGAGGTGGCGGTTGACTGGTCGATACTCGCAACGTCACCGCGAAAACCAGCGACAAGCTCGTTGAATGCTCCGGAAGCGCCATCAACAATATCGTCGTGCTTGCCGTCCGGGAATGCCTCCAGTTCTGCGAAGAATACATCGTTCCACGGTGCCCGGACTACTTTTACCAACCGGTTATAGGCGGCGGCGGAGAGGGGTTTCGCCCGGGCTTCCTTCGATCCCGTGGCAGGAACGCCCTTATAGTCCAACCCCCTGAACTGGTCCCGGGCGGCCTGGTAGATCACAGTCTTGCCGCTCGCACCGCCTTCCTGCTCTTCTCTGACAATGACGTTAGGGCCGTCCTGGTTCGTGATCGTCGCTCGTGCTTCTTCTATTGCGCCCGGATTATCGCGGATTCTGAAGACGTCAAGAACGTAATAAAGGCCGCCGGTTTCTGACATCTTCACCCCGACCGTGTAATCAGGGTCGTGTCCTCTTCGGCTTTTCTTCGTTGCTGACATGTCCCAGAACCGCACTACGTTTTCTGATGCTGGTGCGGCAATGACGATATCAAACCATTCCCGTTTGAAGACCGTCCCGCCTTCGGCCTTGATCTTCCAGTTGCCATGCAGGAGCCGTTCCTGTTCGACATACGACAGGGCCTGGAGGTTGCCTCTATACTCAGAGTTGATCTGTTCGAGTATCGGGTTATCTGACAGTTTCGCCGGGATGAAGGTTGCACTCTTGGCCTGCCGGTTGTATTTCTCTTCGAGTTCTTCCTGGGTATCAGTCCACACCAACTGCGAGCCGTCACGGATGAACCATCGCAGGACGCCTCCCCGTTCTTCTATAGGATACCCGGTGTCCTGGTCGATCCACCATGATATGAACCTGGCTAACCACGAATCGGCGTCCGGGTTGGCGGTCGCCCTGATACATGGTCTGATACCACACGTTGACCGGTTCCTGGAAAGCATATAGAAAAACTGGTATTCGCTGAAATGTTCGAGCTGGTCAAACCCAATATAACAGATTTGAGCGCCGTCGTAACCGGTAACCGTCTTATCGTATTGCAGGTGATCAAAATGGATCCGGTTGTTATAGGGTGGAAACGACCAATCGATCTTCGGTGATTCCCTGACTATGCCGCCCTGGGAATAATAGATCTCTTTCGATTCGTCCAGCAGCCCGCCTTCGTTGGTGATCTGCGGGGTCTCGCGCCTGAATATTACCGCGCCGTAACCTTTCACGGTTTTGATATACCGGAGCGGGTCCAGTAACAGGCCGAACGTTTTTCCTGACCCAGCTGACCCGCCGTAGATTACTATGTCGGCAGGTGAAGATAAGAACCTCTCTTGCGGGCCGGGCTGTGGCCGGATCTCTTTTTTGATCGGAGTTTTTTCGTTCTTTTGGATCATGGTTCTTTCTTATTAGGTGGGTGCGGATCGCGGTTGTTGTCGGGGATATAGATCACGACACTCTCTATCGGCCCGCCGTCTTTGCCGGTGATCTCTTCCTGCCGTTTCTCAACATACCCCCGGTCTTTGCCGATGGTTCTCAACGTGAACTCTATCGCTCGCATGTCACCGTCAAGCACGCGATTATACAGTGCGGATTCTGCGATGTCTAAAATAGAGGCTCGTTCTTCGTGGATGATGTCTTGTAACTTTTTCGAACTTGCTGCACGTATACGAATAGTCTCTCTGTTGCAGCCGATCATTTCCGCGGCTAATTTTAAGTTGCCGTGGGATTTCCGTAAGGCTTTCGCCATTGTTTCATTCGTGATTCTAACAGTCATACCATGCCAACATCTCCAAACGGTTTCAAGGTGGACCACCTTGATTGTCGTTAAATCTTCTCATCATGTTCTCAACCGTTTTGCCGTATTTCAGACCTTTCTCATCGCAAATGTGTTTAAACGTGGAATAAACGTCAGAAGAAATAGTGAGGTTGGCATAGACATTCTTTTCAGTCATGCCATACACCTTACCAGGTCTTTCTTGATGTAGTAGTTGTTACCGTATGATTCAAGCAGGTCGGTTACATAGTGTCCGAACTTGTTCCAGTCGACTGATTTTGCTTCCTGGAGGTAGTTGAGTTTGCCTACTTTATACAGGTCCACGAATCCTTGTGTTCGGTGGATAAGTTCGACGGTTTGGTATGGATCAAATACTGGTTCAAGTGATACCCAGGTCCTGATCCCCATACGGTGTGCTTTTTCCAGAACTTCGATCCGTTCTTGCGTGGGGGTGGCGTTTGGTTCATAGTGTTGTCTGTGGTCTTCATCGACAAACACTAATGTGCATGCATACGTGCCGAGGTCGGGCCTTGTTGCGATAAGGTCCAGGTCTGGTTCACTTCGTTTCCCGCCTTTTGTCAGGATCGTATAGTGGATATCGTTATCGTTGAACAGTTGGATCGCTTGCCTGGTCAGGTGGTGCTCTGTTTCAATGTGTTGGTAGGGGTCGCACGTGAAACAAAGGAGGACGTTTCGTTGATCATTGTTCCGGCTCATCTCAGCAACGTCAGCGGCAAGTTTGCGGATTACGTTGTCCCTGGGCTTACTGATGACAAACGCCTCTTTGGTTTTCCGGAGTGCCGCCGGGGCATAGCAGTAGGTGCAACCATGATCACAACCGGAATAGAGGTTGGCCGCAAGCTCTGAATACTCGCGGGCTTTTCCTCGTGGTTCGTATATGATGTTCATGCGTTCTGCACCTCTGAAAGCTCGTCCCGGATCTGCTGGAGGTATCCCAGGACGTCTCCGGTAATGACTACATCGTCGTTCTTTGCTTCTGACTCGATAGTTGCAGCGATTTTTGTCAGTTCTTCGTCGGTGGTTTCGGCAGTGATACCATAGTGGTCTGCTGTCGGGAAATTTTCAAGCCAGTCTGTGACATGGTATAAACCGCCTTCATCAGAGATGGTTGGGATGGACCCCATGCCAGAACATTCACCTTCGAGGAAATATGCAAGGTCGTAGAGATCGTTTTCCTGGATTTCGTCAGGCCATCGTCCGACCCAGTTTGATCCGTTCCAGACAGATTCAAATTTAGTAGCGAGTTTTTCAACGCGGGGGACGACTTCTTTTTCTACCCACTCTACCAGTTGGTCTGCTCGGGTGTTGCCGGGCAGCTCATAGACTGTTGCCAGCCCGTGCCATTCTCTTGCAGGGGTTCCACCGATGTTATAGTCGCGAGTGAAGGCCGTGATCTCTTGGCGTTCCCAATCAATCTCCAGGTAGATCGGCATCTGCTCGGGGAAGTTTCCAGGGTAGTTCGGTTCGATGAGATCGAGCGGGCTCTCGTAGTTGATCTTCACTTCAAACTTTGTTTCTTTTACATCCATTTTTCTCCTCTCCTTGTAGTTCTTACTACAATATACTATACGTTGTGAGAACCCTTAATAGTTTCGTTGGGAATGGGTGTCATTCTGAACCCGAAATAGTTCATGTTGCCCGTATCTCCGTTTATCATTTTTGCGTCTTCAATCTGGTAGTTCCATTTGCGGGCGATCATTAGCAAGATCCAACCGATAATTTCATCATAAAATTTATACAATCCAGGTATTGAGATGTTGGATTTATTGTTCATCGCCAATTGCATAACTTTCGTTGCGTGGTGGACATGACCATATCTCAAAAATGATGTTTCCGTGGCACAAATAACAAAGGATTGGGCGTTATTCCGTCTGAAATAAGCGATATTTGCGATTATTTCAAAAGGGCTGCCGTAAGCGTCTAAATCAAAGAAATCGAACTGATTTGCATGTTTAGGGATGTATTTTTTTGCGTCTATTTTTTTAGCACCTTGTATTAGTTTGAGGTCAAGTGCAACACTACCCGGAATTTTTGAATATAACGCTCGGAAAATCGTTTGTTCCTCGCCGGTGAAACAATCAAGTATTTTAGGGGGGGAATCTTCAGGATATTGGTCAAGGTAATATTTGCGTAACGCGATCTTTGCTTCCGGGTTGGTTGAATCGGTCATTCTGAAGACTCCAACCGTGCGTTATACTTTTTAATGATTTTTTCGAGAGCTGATCTCAATTCAGTGTATTGTTCCTGGTCCCCTCGAATGACAAACCAACATGGGGTTTCAACTTCAGGAAAAATGAAATCTTCAATGACGAATTCTTTTTGTTTCACTTCTTTTTCGTCAAGCGATTTGATCAAGTTCTGGATCGCTGCATTATCTGATGTTGTTTTTTCAAGGAGTGAGGATAATTGTTTTTTATCTGCTTCGGCCATGGCTGATATCGGATCGAGTGTTAACAATGCGAGCTCTTCCTCTTCTTCTGACAGGTCGACCATTACGACGGGGATCTTATGTTCGCCGCGTTTCTTTGCGAGTTCGACACGGAGATGACCGTCAAGCAGTTTGCCGGTGCGTTCGTTCACGATAACGTCCTGTATCCAACCGATATCTTCTAACGCACCTTCAAGGGCTTTTTCTTGTAGTTTAGGATGGGTGCGCCAGTTCTTCGGGTTGGGGATCAGCTCGTGCGGGTCCATCACACCGTGACCTATGATCCTGCTCTCCCAGGTCATTTCATATACTCCGTAATTCCAGTTCTGCGATCCGGTGTTTTAGCTGCTGGATCTGTTTCTCCAGAAAGACCATTCGTTTCTCAAGGTCCACAACT